GTCGTGACTGCCGCAATGGTGACAGACTGCGGGTCGGCATAGGACATAAGCGTGCTCCTTTTCGTAGGGAACAATTTCCCTACTTGGTGTTTTAACGCAGTGTTGAGACACCGCTCTAGTGCCGGGTTAAACCCAGCGCTATAGTTATGGCTATCTGGCGCGGTGACAAGCCGTCCCAGGTTAAGCCAAAACCAAAGGGGTTTGCCCTCCTTCTGATCTTTGTCTCAGTGACAAAGCTCATGGGAGGTATGCCCACCGGCTCCGACATGGTGCCGTTGGATTCATAGCTATAGGTATCTCTAATGATGGAATGTTCCATCAGGTACCCATAGCGCATAACCAGTCCATCGAGTGCCCAATCCGTGAGATTAGAAACAACATCTCCCGTATTGGAAAACCAATCGATAGCCCAGCTCCAGGGAGCAAGATTCCAGAGAGTCTCTGGATCCAGACGGGTGCCGAATAACTTATCGGCCAGGTACATATGACGTAATAGGCGAGACCGGGAGTCACTTCCGGTCGGTAGCCAATACGTGAATGCACCTGAAAACCATCTGGATATAGACACGTTACGTGTCTTAATAATGCGCCCCGAGAACAGACTGGCGATATCTCCGTTAGTCGGCGACATATAAGGCGTCGCAAACTCACGAACGACTTCGTCAGTACTGCTCTCTTCTGATGGGAAGTGATACTGTCGGCGTACTTGCTTGCCAGCGTCGCGTTCATACTGTTTAAGTATGGACCCGGCGTTCTTAACGGCTTTACTGACGTCTTTGACGTCGCCGATAAGAGGCAACCAGCCAAACACGACGTTCAGGTATTCGTTACCAGCCTTTCGGTTGATAGCGGTCCTGTCACGCCATGTATGAACTCCTGGCAGATGGGGTAACCCATCATGCAGGAGCTCACCAATGGCTGTCGCAAGATCTGCCACAGCATTTGTGGGCTTGCATCGTGCTATTGCTGTCGCACCGAGCTCATCTAGCTTATCACTGCTAGAATAAGTCCCGGTAGGAAAGCTCCAGCCCGATACCGTTGGATCGCAAGCATAGAGTGGTCCACTGTACGTGGATTCTCTCCATGGAGTCGCTCCCCCAAAGGGGAACGTCTTCTTTGCCAGATTGACGTGTACCGAATTAATTTCGGCATGCGACTTCTGGGTAAAGAACTCGCCTCCAGCGTCGCCAACCCATTTTCCCTTAACACGGGAAGCGGGCCAGCGATGCCCTTCCGAAACAGT